CCTCTTTGGAACAACGCTTTTTCATGCTGGCGGGGACATTTCCGAAGCCACCACCGGCGCCGGCTCCATCACCCCAACCATTGCCGAAATCATTACCGTCGCCAAAATCCATCGACGGGGTGGTGACGTCGACGTCAGGCACTGGAACCGCGACTGGCGACGAGGTGTTGGCCGTGATGACCTTGGCCATGGAGGAGGAGGGCGATGACGGCTTGCGATCCATGCTCGTCTGCACCTTTTTCTCTTCCAGCTGGGTCTCTTCGTCCAAATTGGACTCGTAGGTGACGATCGTCGGGGTTTCCTTCACCAGCGCTGGCAAGAGGAAGACGCCGAGCACCAAGGCGATCAACACGACGACCAGAAAGGCGATCACGATTGAGGAGATCGTCGAGTTTCTCCGCTGTGCGTGAAGTTTTTCCAGCGCTTCAGGACTGAGTTCTGCGTGTAGGCTCATGGTGTTTTTGGGTGGCGGAGGTTAACTCTCCTGCTCCGGCTTGCCAGTAGAAAATCCGGGATCCGGGCACGAAGTGACGTTGTTCATCAAGTAAACGAACCCAAAGGGGATTTCTTTGGAAAAATTATGGGGTATTTCAGGTCGGATCAGGGTGCATCCACCGCGCTGGTGCCGGGCAGGAAACGATAGTAAACCTCCAGCATCAGGGTGTTCAGGCAGGTCCGGTAGTGGGCGTTGGTGGTGAATTGGGGGGCCACCGCACGGATTTTCGCTCCGCCGCCGGGAACCTTCCAGGAGCCGTCCGGATTCTGGTTGTTGAGCAGTTGGTCGCGGAAGATGGCGTTGTAGCTGCGCCAGGCTTTGCCGCCACGGTTCATCATCGCCTGGGCCTCGTAATAGTGGCCGTAGAGGTCGGAAAAGCCGGTGTTGTAGTCGAATCTCGTGTGGGTCGCGATGTATTCCGAGCCTTTGCGCGCGGCCGGCAGGGCTCCCTTGGCCCACAGTTGCAGGCAGAGCACGCCGCCGCCGGTCATCGTCCGGTAGCCTTCGGCATGCGGGGATTCATCGGCCTTGACGTAGGCGAAACCGCCGTCGCGACACTGGAGGCTCGCGACGTAAGCGAGGGACTTTTTTACGGATTTGACGAGTCCGGTGAATTCCAACCCGGTGTGCCTGCACGCCTTCAATGCCTGGAGTTGCCAGGCGGTGATTGACAGGTCGCCGCCGCGGGCGCTGGTGGTATCGAACGAATAGTCCCAGCCGCCGGTGTTGCGGTTTTGGTTGTCGACGATGAGTTGTCCGGCTTTTTGGGTGATTTCCTTGAGGTTTGGGATTTCGACGCGCTCTGCATTGCAAAAGGTGGTGGCTTCGGCGAGTGCGTAGGTGGCGATGGCATGTTCGTAGGGCCAGTGTTTTTCGGCGGGGTTGGTGCTGAGCTTGCCATCGTTTTTCATGCCCACGTTGACGAGCCAGATGATGGCGCGCAGGCAGGAGTCACCATAGTCCTTGGAAAGCGGGGTTTCACAGTGGCCGAGGTAGGCCAGCAGCGCGAGGCCGGTCATCGCCGACGGGTTGCTGCCGGTCCAGGAGCCGTCGGAGTTCTGGGTGGCTTTCAACCAGTCGAGTGCCTTGATGACGGCATCCTCACATTGCGGGTTGCCGCCGGTTTCCTGCAAGCGGGCGAGTCGGTCTTCTTTCGAGCAGCGCTTCCGGTGACTCGGCGGAAACCCTGGTGGCCCGGTCCCTGATTCGTTGCCGGAACCCCAGGAATCGCCGAAACCATTGGAATCGCCGAACTCGACCGTGGGCACGCTGACGTCGAAATCCGTGACCGGAACCGCCACCGGCGAAATCGTCGCTGCCGCCAGCACTTTGAGCCGCGATGAACTGGGCGAGCTGGGTTTGGGTTTTTCCGTCACAAACTTCGGGCTGTCGAGCGGAGGGTCCGGGTCGAATTTTTCCTCGGGAGTGATGACGGTGATGTCCGCTTGGTTCTTGGAAAATTCCGGCAGCAGGACAACCCCGAGAATCAGGGTGATCAGCACGACGACAAGAGACGCGATGACGATCGAGGAGATGCTCGAGTTTCTCCGTTGGGCGTGAAGCCGTTGTTGGGCTTCGAGGGTGGATTCGGCGTGCAGGCTCATGGTGTTTCCAGGTTGAGGTGGGTGGCTCCGGGAGCCCTTTCGGGGGACAACCCGTGGTGGCGGACTTCACTGGATGAACTGCCGGGCAAATGGATTTCTTGGTGCTCATTTGAAAATATTATGCAACCGCCCGATGCTTCCCAGACATTCATGCTTTTATGAAGAACCCAATGCATTCCACAAATCGCCGCCGGGCAGTCGCGCAAGGCTTCACCCTGGTGGAGTTAATGGTCGTGATCCTGATCATCGTCGTGATGGCCGTGCTGGTCGTTGCCGGAACGAACCGCTTCATCGAGAACAGCCGCAAGGTGAAGGCGATGGCGCAATTCCGGGATTTCCAGGTGGGCATGACCTTGTTTGAAGGGGACTATCAGAAACCGCCGATTCCCCAATCGAAGCGCGATACCGGATGGGACACGATTTATGGCGATCCGGGTGGAAACTATTCGAGCCAATTCCTGGTTTCCGCGCTTGCCGGTGAGGACAAGGACTTCCCCTACAAGGGCGAGAATTTTTCCTCCAAGGACGTCAATCCCCGCAACGAATCCTACATGATCTTTCCGTTTTCTCCGGACAACAAGTCGGGAGTGGGGAAGGATGGACGGTTGTATGATCCGTGGGGTGGCGAAGTCATGGTGGCCATCAATGGATTCAAATCAAACAACTCGAATTCAATCCTGGTCGACTTCAACAGCGGCCAGAACGACCGCCGGCTCCACACCTGGGGACTTGCCGAATACAAGGAAACCAAGCCGAAGGATCAATCCTACGTATTCTGGTCTTATGGCAAGGACAAGAAGAAGGGGAAAAAGGGCCCGAACAACCAGAGCGTCGTCAGTCTGGCCGGGTCGGATGACGTGATCTCCTGGTGACTCAGGCTTTCATCTCGTCGAGAATCCCGGCGCAGCCGTCCTTGAGCAACTCAATGACGTGGTCGAAGCCGCGCTGACCACCATAGTATGGATCGGGAACCCGCGGGTCGTCATGCTCGCGGCAGAAACTCACGAATGGCCGGATCTTCGAGTGGAACTTCCCGCCCGGGTCGAGGTTGCGGACGTCGGCGAGGTTGGATTCGTCCATCGTGACGATCAGATCGAACGTTTCGAGGTCCTTCGGTTCGATTTTTCTCGCGCGGCCACTGATGGAGAAAATGTAAGTGACATGGGATTTGAGAAAAATGGACAACAGTTTGAGAAAAATCCGCGTTTGCCGCCGCTGGATCTGCCTTTGCAGGAGCGTTGCACACAGCTTGAACCCCGGTTGAAATTGCCGGTGCCCGGCGGGATCAGTTGGAAACTTCGACAGTGTCGATGACCGCTGTCCAGTTGATATTCGTCGCCGCCGCGCCTGTCCCTTTGATGGCAAGCGATCCGTTGGTCGTGTCGGCCGTCGCTGTGCAAAGCCAGGCTGAAGCGCCGGCGTCTTCGTAAGCGGTAGAAAGGACGGTACCGACGATCGCGGTCGCGGCCGCGTTCGCCCCCCGTTCGATCGCTCCTTGCAAGTGCCATGTTTTCGTGTCGCCGCCGGATGACCGGGCCGTCACCATCGCCTTGAAGCCATAAGTCGTATTATTTGACAGCGCGATCCGGGTCCCGGTTGTCGGGTTTGCCGCGTCGGCTGAAAGTTCGGTTTCGGTCGCGTTCGTCGTCTGGCGCTTCAGAATATAGCTACCCGCTTGCGAATCGCCCGCCGTCGAGAACCGACCGGCCGAATGAGCGATCATCGCATGAATCCCGCGGGTCGTAGATTGGAGGCCTGTCGCCATGGAGTAGTTCCCCGATGCCGTCACGCTTTGCCCGCCTGGACTCATGGCCGCATATCCGGAAACCGTGTTTTGCGTCCCACCCGCTACTGAAGCATAGGTCCCGCTGACGACGTTTCGATCTCCACCCGCGCAAACCGAATAGGTGCTGGAAACCGTGTTGTCATTGCCTCCGCCGATCATCGAGTAAGTCGCCAGGACTTCGTTGAAATAACCCCCGCTGACGACCGCATATTGAGAATTCGCCGTGTTGCGCCCGCCCCCGGTGATGACCGAATTCGCGCCGCTCGCGACCTGCGAGTTCACAGTAATATCCCTCTGAAGGTCGACCGCGTAAGCGCCCCGCTTATTCCCCCCGGGGGTCGTTCCGTCCGGGATCCGCGCCAGGATAGCGCCCGTCCCCTTCGGGGCGAGAATAGCGTCGACGTTGGTGGCCGCATTGGCGGCCGTGAAACTGATCGCCGGCACGGTCGCGTTAGGGGCCGAAGTATTGACCGCTTCCGTCCAGTTCGTCAGCCCTCCGCCGCCCGCGGCCGCCCAGGATGGTAGGCCGCTGGCCAGCGTCAGCACATGCCCGTCAGTGCCCGCGGCGAGCCGGGTGAAAGCTCCGCCTGCAGAGCGATAGTAAATGTCTCCAGTGGCATCGCCCGTCACGTTGATCACTGGCGAGGTGAGTGTCTTATTGGTGAGGGTTTCGGCACCGGCGAGGGTGACTTCATCCGCTGGAGAAAGGGCCGCGATCGCTTGTGCCGTGCGCAGCGGATTCATGTAGGTGGTGGTGTCTGTGCCGGCCTCTGCTTGCACCTGGCTGGCGAAGGTGCCTCCTCCGCTGCCGCCGAGTGCGGCTATGGCTTCCGCGGTGCGCAGCGGGGTCATGAGTTTGACGTTGTCGGTGCCTGCCTCCGCCTCCGCTTGGCTCGCGTATGCGGGCAGCGGTTCCACGCCGAGTTCGGTGGCAAGGTCGGCGAACGTCATGCGACTGATGGCCGCGCCTCCCACGGAGGTGATGACCCGGTCTGCGATAAACGGCGTGTTGGTCCAATAGGGAATCTCCTCGGACGCAGAGCCCAGATTCGCCACGGCCGCGGTGCCGAGTCCCAGGTTGGTCCGTGCGGTCGCCGCGCTCGCCAGGTCCGAGAGGTTGTTTGCTGCCACCAGGTCACCGCCGCCGGTGATGGTGTCCCACGCCGGGATGCCGGATGTCACCTTGAGAAACTGCCCGGCCGAGCCAATGCCGAGCCGGGTGAATGCGCCGGCCGCCGAGCGGTAATAAATATCCCCGGTAGCATCGCTCGTCACGTTGATGACGGGCGAGGTGAGTGTCTTGTTGGTGAGGGTTTGCGCATCAGAATCTCCGACGACCGTGCCGCTCGGAGCTGTCTTGCTCGCCCAGCTCGTGAGGTCCGCATCATAGGCTTGGATATGGGTGCCTGGCACCAGGCTCAGAGCTGCCTGCTGGGCCGCCACATCGGCGGCTTTCATGAGGGTCGCGCCGGCGGCGGTGGTGCCCCATCCGGTGAAGAGATTGTCGATGGTGATTTTCTTCGATCCGGCGGCACCGGCGGATACATCCACGATCGGCAGGATGTCCGTGGCGGGTGCCAGATTCCCGGCGGAAAGCGCGGTGCGATCGCTCACCTTTTGCTGTGCCGAAACGCAGCCGCAGAGAGTCGCTGTAATGATATAAACTAGCCTGATTTTCATGTGTCTTCTGTCGTTGGGTATGTGATTCCGTCTTCGTTGATTTCGTAGGTTGTTCCGTCCTCATGGAGGATGGATCCGGTGGGTGGTCCGGAGCCCGGATCCCCGCCTCCTGGAGCCGCGTCTCCGAGCGTGCCGAGCCAGTAGATATTGTCCGCGCCGCTCTGCCGGAATCGGTTGACCAGATCGCGGTAAGAGTGCCGCGCCGGCGGGCCTAGCAGGTAAGTGATTTGGCCAGTGGCCGGGCGCACAGAGCAGCCGGAAATGAGCGCTCTCATGGTGGCGGTCTCAGGCACCCATCCGGCGATGTTGAGCACGCTGCCCACCGGGTTTCCGGCAGGGATTTCGTCCACGGCGATGGGCACCGGCCCCTCGTATGGCAGCCAGTTTTGGGTGGTCAGAAGGTTGTCCGCCAGGTCGGCTGGCGGATTCACCCAGCCCCAGTCTTCCTGGCGGATCAGCGTGGTATCTTCCGGCCAATGGTTTTTCACCAGCGGCACCACCGTGGACACGGTGGCCTGCCACACGTAGCGCACGTGCAGAATCCCGCCGATGAGCAGGAAATGACTGCTCGCCCGCGCACCTACGATGCGTGCCCATTGCGGCATGGCCGGGGCATCATCGGTGATCCCGGCGGTGACGGATTGCGCCACCGTGGCGGTCACCCGGGCGCGGACGCTTTCGATGCCGTCTTTCTCGAACCAATCCCTGATCTCGCCCTTGGTCAGGTAGTAGGGCCAGTCCTCCATGTCCAGGGCGTTGCCCTCGCTGTCGGTCACCACCAGCATCGGGTCGCTGGGCCAGTTGGTGGTGATGCCCGCCGCCGTATCGCTGAGCGCGGTCTGATAGACATCGATATCCGCCACGCCGCCCGCCTTGAGCAGGTCATGCCAGAGGGACAGCGCCTCGCCCACATGCCCGGAGAATTCCGAGGATTGCACCACCACCGAGTCCGTGAAGTCAGCCGGCAGCCATGTATCCAGTTCCGGCCCCGTCGTTGTGATGATCTGGCGGGATGGCAGGGGAGTTGCTGCCACCGGCGCCGTCTCATAGTGCTGCCACAGGGTTTTGCGTTGGTTTCCCTCCGTCGCGCGGCGCGCGGTCTTCAGGCTCACGCTCGTCACCTGCAGATCAATGCGCGGCCGGATCCGTAGCTCCGGTACCGCCAGCAAAGCGGGCTCGATCTCGATGGTCGTGGCCGCCGCCCGTCGCTGCATGCAGATTGCAGGAGGCGTCGCGTCGCTGCCGCTGTAGTCGATGTAGATCAGACCGTCCGCCAGCCAGCGCATCAGCTCGGAAATCGCCTCTGCGAAGGACATCTCGCGCAGGGAGAGCCGTGGCACGTCGAAGCAGGTGGCCATGCTGCCCATGCTCACCGGCACCCCGGCCGCGATGGCCACCGTCACCAGGCTGATCAGGTGATCCCGCGGGCTGCCGGTGGGGAAGAGAAACATCGCGCGCGGCGCTGAGGTTTCCGCCTGGTCTTCCACCTCCGTCTCGATGGATATCTCCCGCAGGAAATACCACGGTCCGGAGACGGTGATGGCATAGCCCCAGCGGCCTGCGGAAAAGCTCGGCTCGCGCCCGGTCACATGCCCGGTGAAGTAGCGGTCGCCATTCAGATAGACGGTGATCTTCTGCCCCCAGTCCGGCACGTAGGTGGCGATCTCCGCCAGAGTCTTGAGCCAGATCGTCCAAGTGGCGGCATCGTCCGCCAGGCTGGCGGTGCTGATCTCCAGCCCCTCCATGCGCAGTTGCGGCAGCGTGCGCTCGGTCGCGTCGATCGCTTTGCCGGCCTCGCCCTTGATGGTCCAGATGTCAGGCATGGTTCAGCGTGCGGTAGAGGTCAGCCCTTTGATCGTGTTTTGGATCCCGTTGATGATCCGGTTCTGTTCGTCCACCTTGGCGCTTAGCGTGGTGATGGTGGAGATCGAGGCATCCACCACGCCGATGAATTGATTGAGCAGTTTCACGTTCTCCCCGGCGCTCGCCTCACTGCGCGAGAGCAGTTGTTGGAAGAGTTGGAAGATTTCGTTCTGCTCGCCAGCTTGCACGCCATCTGCAGCGAGCTCCTTGATGCGCTCCGCCGCGGTTTTCACCTCGGGGCTATTGGCCGCCTCACCGATGTTCCGGAGCGCGTCGGTTAGAACCGTGCCGATATCGGCGGACGCCTTGGCACCCGCATCGCGGATCTTCGTGTCAGTGGCTCCGGCATCGCTGATCGCCTTGATCTGCCCCTCGTTAGTCCGTTCCTGGTTCTGTGATGCGCGCAGATTGTCTAGCCCCAGAGTGGCATCCTTCAGGGACTGTGCGGCCGCACGTTGATCGTCGGATGCCTTCTTGAAGTTTTCCGCCGCGGCTTTGGCTGCGGCTTCCGCTGCGTCCCGGTTCACGAGGGCCGTGGCCTCTTCGTTGGTCGGGTTCTTCTGTGCCGCCTCGATGGCCGCTGACAGACGCTTAGCCAGGGTTTCGGCAGCCACGCTTTCCAGCGGGTTGTTGGTCTTTGCCTGCCTGGCGATTGCCGCCTCCCGCTCGGTGATGAGTCCCTGGATGCTCTTGAGTCTTTGCTCGGTGGCAGATGCCAGCACCTCCGCCGCCCGGCCCAGGCTTTGGCCTTTTTCAGAGGCATTCTCAGCAGTGAAGTCCTTCGTCTGGTTCGCGCGGCCCAGAGCTTCCTGTGCGGCCGTCACCTTCGCTTTTGCCGCCCGTTCTTCCGCCAAACGCAATAACTCCGCCGTCCGCTCTTCCAGTGCCACGATGCGTTTCAGGGCAGCCTCCCGGTCCTTTGCCAGCTTCACGGCGCGCTCGCCGCTGGCCGTGAGCAGCTCGGTTTCGATCCTCGTCAGGTTCAGCCGCTCGGCCGCCACGGCCACGCCGCCGTCACCTTGGATCCGCTTCTTTTCAAGGTCGCTTTCCGCCGTGGCGATCCGCTGCTGCGCAGCTGCGTAGTCCTGCTGCTTGGCCAGCAGCGTGTCCATGGAGTCGCCACGCAGGTTTTCGATTTCGAGGGCTTCATTGCCGAATTCCTCCTGCAGTTTTTTAGCGATCGCCAGGAAGTCCACCGTGTCTTCCGTCGCCTTCTTGCTTCCCGCGCTATAGGCTTCCCATAACTGCGATCCCACCACTGCCACCAGCGAGATCACACCCGCCAGCCCGGCGCTTCCACCCAGCATGGCGATCAGTCCGGGAAGGTTGTTGAGCACGCCGCGGATGCCGTATTGAGCGTCCTCGAAGGCTCGGGAGAATTCCAGCACGGCCGCGCCGGCATTGCCCTGCCTGCCCATCGTGGCACCCAGCTTGCGGGCTTCTGTCTGCGCCGCTGCCAGGGACTTTTGCGCACCCTGCACGCGCGTCGCCATCTTGGTGAACTCCTCGCTGCCCACCGGCAACCGGTGAAGTTCCGCCACCAGTTGACTCACCTCGTTCTCCAGCGCGTCGATCGAGCCCTTCGCCGGTTTCGCCTTGTCCGTCACTTCCTCGAGTCCGCGGCCGTCCACCTGGTCGATCGCGGCTTCCACCTCGCGGCCCTTGTCCACCACTTCATCCAGCGCGTCAACGGCCGCGTCCGCGCCCTTGGTGTCCGCCGTGGTCCGGATGCCGATTTCTACTTTGCGTTCAGCCATGGTGTTAGAGAGTGGGGATGGTGGTGGTGACGAGCAGCTCGGTGATCACGGAGGAAACGGATCCACTCGGCAGCGCCGGCGTCCGCGTGCTGATCACCGCCGGGGAGAAAACCGTGTCCGCGAATCCCGCGGAGGAGAATGTCAGTGCGCCCTCCACATGCAGCAGGCTCACACCCGCCACCGTGTGCCCGTCCAGGAAGGCCGTCTGCGCCGCGCCGTGGTTGTCCGCATCCCACTCGGTCGACAGCGCCAGGCTGATCACCGCGCCGCCCAGCGGCCGGAAGTGCGCGTTGTCCAGGAGCACTCCGTCACTCTCATAGAGATCCTGCTGCGCGTCCCACACCGGCAGCTTCGCCAGCCAGTCGCCGGCGGCCACCAGCGGGATCGCCGCGCCTCCCACTGGCGTGAAGGTGATCGTGAATGGTGACTGGATGCTCATGGCGTGAGGGTGCCCAGGGTGGCGTGACTTTCCCGCTCGTAGCCTACCAGTGGAATGGCTGGCGGCAGCGTGGCCGCCAGCGTGGTGGACGCGGCGCCGTGCACCAGCTCCGCGATGCTCAAGCCCGTGGCATACTCCGGTTGTGGGTCTATCGGATCGAGCGTGGGGGTGAACTCGATGGTCGCCTCCACCCGGATCGCCAGCCAGATCCTATCGTAGATCTCGCCGTCGCGGAAGAGCGTGATGATGATGATCCGGTTCCCGGCCAGCTCCTGTGTCTCGTCATACGGATCGCTGCTCGGGTCCGTCCATGCTCCGCCGCTTATCACCAGGGAGCCGCTGTCCGCGGCCGGATCGTCGGCACCCAGCACGTTCACCGTGTAGCTGGCACCGTCCGTGCAGCCCACCCGGGTGAGCGCGTAGTCCAGCATTACCCGCACGTTGTTATAGGGCAGCGGCGTGCCCACCTGGTAGGGCACCGTGATGGTTCCGATGTTCAGCACCCCGGTGGTGGCCACTGGCGCGAGGGTGGAGGGATACACTCCGCCGGATGCGCCGGTGGTGGTGTATGAATCGTCCGGCAGATAGCGTGCTCCGCTCAGCGAGAAGGCCGTGAGCGCGGGCAGCGGATCCGCGGTGATGCCCACCTCCAGCGCGCCGCCCATCCAGTCCCGGCGCGTGTAGTTGATCGTGTAGGTGAGGGTTTCCTCCGCCACATGCCTTGGCTGGAACTGATAGTCCTGCTTGATGTCATGGCCGCGCGGTGCCGGGAAATCCGGCCAGGATGCCGTGCGGAAGTTCACTGCGCCGGCCGCCGGCGGATTGAAGGTCCCTGGAGTGATGGTGATGCCGGCCATGGTATTAGATCGGAGTCACCCGGAAGGCATAATCATGCACGCTTTCGATCATGCCGTCCGCATGGTCCGGCCGGTGGCGGCAGCTCAGCAGCGCCGCCGTGTAGGTCCGCACCGCACCGCCGCGCGGTTGGATTGTTAGGCTCGCCTTGATGCCCCAGGGTGCCACGCGCAGCGCATCTAGCGCCGCCTGCCAGGATGCGGCCGCCGTGGCATGGCCCACCCGCCGGGAAAACTCCAGCCGCCGCCGTGCATTGCCGCGGGAGGCAGGGATCGCTCCTGGGGCGAAGTCCGGCTTGCCGCTGGCCACCAGTTGCTGGCCATCCAGCCGGATCTCCGCATCCATCAGATCGCCATAGGTCAGGAGCGTGGCCGGGGATGCCCCGGCCGCGTCCCAGATGATTTCCCATGCGCTCTCTCTCATCGTGGCGGTGTGGCCGGAGCGTCAGTCTCAGGCCGGGTAGGGCACGTAGGTGTCCAGCGCGCCTGCATCCGCCAGGTGGGCGATCCGCCACACCGGGCTGCCATCCTCGTTCTTGATCTCAGGTGCGGCGGAGATTTCCAACCGCACATGGATCGTGAGGATCCCGGATACCGTGCCGTCTTCCTCGACCATGGTCAGCTGTGCCCAGCCGTCCTTGTAGCGGTCCGCATCCGCGAAGGCCTGCTGGCTCACCGTGGCCGCGGTCGGGTTGGTCAGGCCGAATGCCAGCTGGTCGAAGATCGAGGTCGCGTAGTCGATCACCGTAATCTCGTATGCGTCTTCCGTCACTTGCTTGGTGGTCCGCTCCTTGTAGCCGCCGGTTTCCAGCGCCCATTCGCGGGTCCGGTCCTTGGTCTTGGGAACATACTTGGAGTTGTTGATGCGGCCGAGGCTGAAGTCTTCGGTGAAGACGTCCACCGCCGGCTTGATGAGTTTGCTGGTGAGCGAGGGCACCTCGGTCTCCGAGATGTCCGTGCCGTCCAAGATGAAGCGAAAGAGAGCGCCCGTGAGCCGCTCCTTGAGTGTGCCGAATTCGTAAGCCATAATATTGGTTTGTTAGTGTGGGATTGGATTCTCTTGTCTTGTGTCTTGCGCTTGAAGTCTTGCGTCTCTCAGATCCCGTCGATGCGCACGCGTGGCGGGTTCAGCGAGGCCAGCGTTTCAGCGTTGGATTTCGTCAGTTTGATTTTCGCGCCGGCCGCGCAGATCGCCCGGCCGATTTCGGTGCCAGTCACCAGCACGGTGCAGGCTAAGAGCGGGTTCTTCGGATCAGCGGCCGGTGGTTTCGGTGTCGTGTTTTCGTTCATACAGGATCGGTTCTTTTGGTGGTTTTCAGGTCGGTGCAAGTTGCCTGCAAGCGTCATGCAGGCGGGAGATTTAGGAGTCCGCCATGGGGGTAGGGCCATACAGCAGGATCGTGGTTTTGAAGACGGCCTGGCGGATCACGTAGTCGTCATCCTCCACATCCTCGAAGTCCTCGAGCTGGAGGGAATAGTGCAGAGCGCTGCGTCCCAGCGGGGACTCCTGCAGCCGCATCACCATCGCTTCCCAGCGCGTGTCCTCGTCCACCTCCGGATCGGACTCGTCCACTTCCGGATCCACGTTGGGAGTTTCGAGCAGGGTCACCGGAATCGTCAGCTCGATGCGCAGCCGCTTCCCGCCCTGGGTCTTCGTCAGGGAGCGCCCCTTGGCCACGCCGATCACCAGGCACTGGCCGCGCGCACTCGCCGCGCAGGCCACCGCCACATCGTTCCAGATGTCCGTGCGGCGCTTGATCAGCACCTCATCCGCGTGCCACAGACCATCCACGGTGAGAATCTCGCGGATGACCTTGCGCACTTGATAGATCTTACTCATGCCGGACCCCCTTCGTTAAGCGCCGCCACGTAGTCATCCGCCTCTTGCTGCAGCGCGGTGAGCAGCGCCTCGTCATTCGGCAGCGCGTCGGGATCCTTGGCGATCGTCACGGACTTCCTGAGCGCGAATACCGCGCGCACTCCCGTCCGTGAAATCAAGCCCACGCTCTTGCTCGTGCCATTGCGCCGCCGCACCCGGCCGATCAAGCCGGGCTCCAGGCTGCCCCGCGTTTCCGGGCCGGTCCGCTCGAACAGCGCGTTCTTGCCCCGGATCGTGAAGAGTTTCTTGCCGGTCTCGGACTGATAGTTATACGCCCGCTTGCCCAGCGCCTCGCGGATCAGCGGGATCGTCAGCGCCTTCTTGCCCGGGCCGGGCAGGATCGTCCCGCCGAAGAGGTGGATGTTAAAGTGATTGGTCCCCACCGCCACCGTCGCCCCGCTCTCGGTGATGGTTTCCAGCTTGGTGGCATCCGCCATCCGCTGCCAGAACTCCGTCTTCGGCCCGCCCAGCTTGTCCGCCAGGGAGCCCGGCCGTTTACCCGCCGCGTTCTTGGCGCGGAAGTGGCCTTTGATTTCCTCTGCCAGCCGCAGTCCCAGCGCTTCATTGAGTGCGCGCCGGTCACCCAGATCGGCGGATAGGATCACCAGAAACGCCCTCGTTTCCGCCGCTCCGCTGTTTGTCACTTGCACCGTGATCATGCCAGGGCTCCTTTCCGGTTGCCGGCGCTCGCTTCGCGTGGTAACAGTGCCCGCATGACAGGAGTCAAGCCGCGCACCAAAATGATCGCCCATATCAAGGCGGAGCTGGGCGTCGACGATGTCACCGCCGCCAGATACTCCAAGCTGCTGGGTGACACATACGAAACTTCCGAAGATGGAAAGAAGTTCGTGATACGTGACGAAAAGGGCATCATCCTCGCGCTCCTTTCCATCCAGCCTGCTTGAAGAGTGCTCTCATCAGCGCCTTGATTGATCGGAACTCCGTGGAGTTCCAATGAAGCTCTCTCGGAAATCCCTCTGCCTCGAACTCACCTTTGCGGAATCTTGTTAGCCCGCTCTTCAGCAGCGCGTCGTCGCTCTCTTCGATGATGAATTGCGCATAGGCCCGGGCGAACAATTCCTGCCGTTCCAGAATGTCCGCATCCTCGCCATAGCGCGCCGCCAGTCTCGAGACCGCGCTCGTTTCGCGCAAGGCCTTGATCAGCGCGTCGAGTTCCGGCTGGCCGTTGGAGGCATAGGCCCGGGCCGCGGTCGGAACATGCAGCCCCAGATTGTCGAGCAAGTGTCCCGTTTCATGCAGGATAACCAGGCCAATGGGCAGCTCTGTGGCAGGATCCACGTTGATTTCCACCCGCTCCCCGCCGCCCAGGGATTTCTTATAGAGTGCGGGATCTTCCTGGTATCTTGAAACCTTGCGGAAAACCACCTGCAGATCCGGCAGCACGCCGTCCTGGTGAATTTGGTTCGCGGCTGTCAGCGCGGCCTCCGCTTGTGCGATCAAGTCCGGGTATTCCTCCGCAGGCCGCACCGTGATCACCTCAGTGAGCGGTCTGCCATCCGGTGTCTGTGGCGGGCGGGATGTCCTGTCCAGCTCGGCATCCTGCTGCTGCCACTTCCGAATCCCGCGCGGCCGCGCGCGGCTCATCGCATCACCACCCTGTGGTGGCAGCAACCGGATCACATCGCCCTCGATCTCCACGTCCCCCAGGAACGCGTCCTCGATCGCGCGGCGCCGTGCCGGGGAAATCCCTTTCAGGCTCGCCTCCGCACCGGAATTGAACGGCACCTTTTCCGGCGCTTGGGGCGGATCTCCCGCCTTGATCACGCCAAGCGCCAGCGCCTCACGCCGGCCCACGTTCCGGGTCCCCATTCCACTGCCCCAGTCAAAGGGTTTCCACGGCACCCCGAAGCGGTTCAGCGCCGGCCAGATCGGATCATTCCTCAGCGCGATCATGCGGCCCTCCGGATACTCGGCCGGTCCCGGGTAAAACTTCCCTCCCAGGGCTTTCCACTTCACGTTCCAGCGTCGCCGTTCCAGTCGGTTTTCCAGGCGGATGAATTCCATCGCCGGCCACATCCGCAACGCCACGTCCGACTGTCCCGTCTTCCATTGCGCGTAGCCTTGCGCCTGGTCCAGGTTCATCTGCCAGATCAGCTCCAGCCGCCGCGTGCTTGTGAAGTCCTGCAGCGTGCCCTTCTTCTTTGGATCCGGCCGGTAGCCCGCCTTCTTGAATTCCTGGCGCATCCGCTCGATGAACAGCCCACGGTCCATGAACACGCCCTCGCCACCGCCTGCCAGCTTCTCGCGCTCCATCGCGATGAACTGCCGGATCTTCGCCTGCAGCGAGGCCGCCATCCGCTCGTCTTCCAGCCGCGCCGCCCACATCGTCCGCAGCCGGATCTCCGCCGGCACAGCATCCCACTCCGCAGACGAGAGCGCATTCCCCATCGGCGTCCGCCGGGAAATCTGATCCACCGCATCCTGCAGTGGCATCGCTGTAGTAAAATCAATCATCTATCTCTTCATCTTCTGTCTTCTGTCTCCCGGTCTTCTGTCTCCCCTCATGGCTTCACGATCCGCAGCCGGAAGAACTGCTGCGGCCCGTCCGGCTCCACATAGTTTCTCGCCAGCGGCCGCCAGTCCTTCATGTTGCTGGATTGTTCCAGCTCCAGGATCACCGGTGCGCCCGGCTTCGTGGGAGGTGCCGGAATCACCAGTTCGTCCGAGGGTTCGCTTTCGCTGCCGTTCCACGCCGTGACCACCAGCCGGTCGCCGGGCTGGGCCTCGGTCTCGATCCGGTTCGTCGGAGCGGTCCCCAGAAGTTCGCGGCCGGCTTCCGTGATCTTGTAGATCCGGTAAGCCAGCACGCCCTCTTCCGGCGGGTTCGGGTTCCACTTCAGCTTGTAGGTCGCCGCCCGCGCGGAAACACTCAGGGTCAGGGTGAGCAGCACCAGTAAAAGTATTTTCATGATAGTAGTCGGTGGGTGTGGGATGATTCCATTTCAGCGTTTCAGAATTTCAGCGTTTCAGATTTTACCCGTCAGATTCCCTCCTGCTGGTCCCGCCCGAAGCGGCGCTTCCGCGCGTTGATCTTCGGCGAGGGATGCGCCTTGTCTTCCGGCACCGGGTTCGCCTCCGCATCCGGAGCCGGCCGCGGCCGGATGGTGCCCTTGGCCACGGAAAGGAAAAATGCGTCCGCCTTGTCATAGGCGTCCTTGCGCGCGTCTCCCGGCTTGTAGCCCGGGATGGTGATCAGCACCCGCCACCGCGCGATCTCCATCGCCTTGGCCACGAACTCGGACGGTATCAAAAGCGGATCCGCGCTCAGCGTGTTGCGCGAGTGGCTGCCGATGTAGCCGCGGATCTCGTTCACCAGGTCCGAGAGGATCGGAATCACCCGGTCCGCCACATCCACCCCCACCGAGGTCTTGCCGAAGTCCTCACGCTCCCGCAGCGTCATCGAGGACAGCAGGTTCTCCGCGCTCAGCGCTACCCATGGTTGCAGTGTGGACATATATCTTCTTCCCGTCTTCCCGTCTTCTGTCTCGGACCCCCGGTGATGCTATGGACGGACAACCAGCACGAAGCCGTCCATAGCACGAACCGGAGTCCCGTCCGGCCTTGCCCTACTCAGGCAAGAGCTACCGTGCGGCGGATGCCCGCTGCGGAATTGGTCACCTTCACATCTTCGGACCAGTCGAACTTCGCCACTTCCACGCGGCCGTCGTCGCGCATGTAGGTGCCGGGTTTCATCCACTGGTTGCGCAGGCGGAAGGTCTTCATGAAGCTCGGGTCGAAGCGGGTCGGCTGCGCCGTGCGCGCAAACACGATGATGTCCCCGTCCAGCACGAACTCGATGTCCTCGGCCAGGCCCTCCGGAGCGTCGTCATAGCACATCAACGCCACGCGGGAGTCGCACTTGGAGATCAGCAGATTGCCGAAGTCTTCCAGCGTCACGTTAGCAAGGTCTTTCTTGCCGCCGGAAATCAGCCGGCCGCGCACCGAGGCATGGTTTTTCACCACCCGCCAGGCACCGGCCCCGAAGGCCACGCCCACGTTCATGAAGCCGCCCATCTTGGCGGACTTGATCACGGACAGCACGCTGGTATCGAGCTGGGCGATGATGTCATCCCCGCCGCCGATGCTCAGCGCCGTGCCGGCACCCAGCGCAGCGAGCGCCGTGTCCACCACGGTTTTTTCGTGCGCCAGCGCGCCCACCTGGGAGCAGATGTCCGCTCCCTCCTGGAGCAGGTTCATCAGCCCGTCCGACTCGATGGCTTCCAGGTTATCCACCGGGAAGTCCAGCGCGTGCGGCGCGCAGTTGTAGTTCTCGTCATCCGCGCTGAAGCCGATCGTCGATGCGCGGCCGCCGAGCGCCCGGCGGGTATCCGGCACGCGGAAGCGGTTTTTGACGGTGTAGACCTTGTAGCGGCCCACCGAGGTGGCCACTGGCACTGTTGGCGCGATGAAGTCCGCCAGGCTGGAGGTCGCGGTCTGTGCCGCGCCCTGTGAGTATTCGACCACCACCGGGTCTTTGGATACGGAAGCAAGTTTGCTCATGATGTTGATTCGTTAGATTTCGATTTCGATTTGGTTTGGATGTTGTGGCGGGGGGCTGGAACCGCCGGCGGGATTTGGCTTACGGCACCACCAGCGCGCCGGGGTTTGGCAGCAGGCGGCATTTGACGAGCTGCTCGTCCACGCCCTTCTCTTCAGCACGCAGTGCCACCCAGTAGGTATCTGCCGCCGCCGGCACCGTGCGGGCCTTGCCGTCATCGGTGCCGTCGATCGCGCCGAGCGTCAGCTTGTCGCCCGGGTTGCAGGTGCCCGCCAGGCGCACCCGCATGCTGGTCGCCCGGTCCAGGGCCACCACCGTCACCAGCTCGCCATCGGCCGCCCCTTCGAGCAGCAGATAGTCCGCCTCATCGGCCACGTCATTGGGCAGGATGACCTCCGAAATGCCGCCGGAGTGCGTGAGTTTGACCAGGCGTCCTTCCTTGCCGGTCAGATCTTCCCCGGCCAGGACCTTGAACGGCCCCTCCTGGATGTTGGATTGGGTCGCGAAGACCGCGAGTGCTAATGCTAGGCTCATAATGATATGTGGTGTTGGGATTCGGTTTTCAGTTTTCTATCTTCAATGTTCGGCGTTGGAGTGTCGGTGTTCGGTGCTCAGCCCTGCTCCGCCTGGGCGCGGGAAAACGCCTGGTTGAATGGGATCTTCTCCTCGCGGGAGATCGTGTGCGCCCGGTTGCGAATCGCGGCTGCCTTCTTCTCGGCTCCCGCCTTGTCCCCATCATCGCCATCACTCACGGCATCCGGCTGTTTGGCGTTCTCGCGGTTGAAGATCCGCCTCTCTCCTTCCTTCTTCGCGGGCTCGGGAAGCAGCTCGAGCATCGCCACCGTGTCTTCACGGTTGCGGATCAGCTGTTTCTTCACGTCGTCGCGTTTCTCTTTCGGGATGCGCTCGCCGTAGCGGTTCATGATCGCTTCGGCCTCCGTTTCGGCGGTCTTGCCCTTGAGGGTTTCCAGCTCGGACATGATGTCCGCGAGTTTTTTCAGGATGGCTGCTTCGTCGGCATCGGCGGGCAGCCCCAGTTTCAGTGCAATCGGTTGCATGTTTGGTGTGGTTTCGGTTTCGGTTTGCTCGCCGCCTTCGCGGTTGGAGATTGGTTTGCCGCCCCGGTTGTTAGGGCGGTTGGTGAAGGCCAGTCCGGAGAGGCGCAGCGGTCGCACGGCTCCGGTCCCGATGTTCTGCACATCTTGTGGGTCGTATTCGGTGGAGAAGAACTTCACGCGCTTGTTGCGGATGGCCATCTCTCCCAAATCGGAAAGCTCCAGCCTGCCGTGCAGTTGGCCGTCGCGGATCTCCACCTCCTGGAGCCAGGCATAGGCTTCCGTCGTGTTGTCCATGTCGTGGGACAGATGGTCCAGATCCACCAGCATCCCCGCGAAGTTGTCACCGGCCTCAGCCTTCTCGGCCGTAAACCGGTTCACGATGGATTCCAGCGCGATCGCATCGATCACCTGCTTGCGCGCTTTCCCGGCCGGGTGCGTGCCCGTCACTTCGATCTGATACCATCCGTCGGACGGCACCTCGCCTGCTCGGTTCAAAATTTTCGCTCTCATAAATTGTTCAGATGGTTTCTTCTTCGCGTCCCTTCGCGGACTTTGCGCCTTTGCGGTTCAAATCCTCTTGCCGGATCCCGTCCCGCGTGCCGATCAGCACCGCCGTCCCCATCGCCGCTTCCAGGTCCGCGGCCAGCGCCTCGGCATCCGCCGGGTCGAACAGCTCGGGAAACGTCTCCGCCGCGTCCTCCACGAATTGCAACCAGGTTGCATCGTCGATTCCGGCTTCCTGCGATCTCCCCGCAAGCCCCGAAATCAGATCATCGATCGGGTCTAACATCCCGCTCCGGACGCCGAGCGCCCCCGCGAGCGATTTCGTGAACAGTTGCTCGAAATCATCGCCGCCTCCATCATCGAGATCTTCCCGGATGCTGTTACGGATCGGCGTCGTTTCCTGCAGCGTGCTCGCCATCGTCAGGATCAGCCCGATGGCATGCAGCGCGGGAGCCTTGATCCGGAACACGGGGATTGGCTTGTTGGGAGCGTCCTGCAGCGCGGCGAGGTATTGCCCGTCCACCACATGGTGGTCGGAGGAAATGAGCAGTGCACGTTGCGGGCCAGCGTGTTCCCGCGCCTTTTCCACCTTCGCCGGGCAATACTCCGCCTGCGTCGGCTTCAGATCCGCCGGCTTCATTTCCAGCTTCTCATAGTCCACGCCGTGACGGCGCAGCATGTTCACCATTGCCGCCCGGTTGCCGCTCTTGATCTGCGGCATGATGGTGCGCGGGATTTCAAGCGTGCCTGTTTCCCTGGCGAACGTTTTCCAAACACTCCCATCCGCCGCCACCCGGTTCAAAATCTTCTCTCCAGCCTCTTGCGTCTTCAAGTCTTGCCTCTTGCGTCTCACCGGATACCCCGTCTTCTCCTCGATCCACTTCTCGTCCGCCTCCAGCCCAGCACCTTCCAGGGAAACGATATCCTTCACCACTTGCGCCGGATCCATCTCCTCATTGGCTGCCAGTTCGAAGTAAGCATAAGCATCCTCCCCTGGTGTCACCCGCTCGATGATCTCCGCATCCAGGCACTTCCGGAAAATCTCGCTGATCTCCGCCGCTTCCGCCCGGGCGATCGCCTGGAACGTCTCCGCATGCACGCTGCCGCCCAGCGTGCCGCTGCCGCTCTCCGCCAGCATCGTGAGCTTGCCGCCGGTACCGCGCAGTACCACCTGTTCGTCCTGGTAGGCGATGTGGTCTTTAAAGGGATTGTTTCCGCGCGCTCCGTTGTCCACGGTTTTGACATCGGATCCGCCCGGCAGCACGCCGCGGGCATCGCCCGTCACCTGGTCCGCCATTTCCAGGTATTCGTCGGACTTCTCCTCCGGCACATCCTCCGGCATCACGATGAACACCGCCGGGATCCCATAAGTCTCGATGAAGCCGTCCCAGTCCTTCTGGCTGAGCGCCTTTCTAACAAACGCGATGAGTGCCACCCGGTTGATCGGCCGCGAGACCTCGCGCGAGACAAACCTCGGCTCCGGCACATCCTCGCCGCGGTTCGTGCCCAGGGTGGATCCCGCATTGAGCTGCCAGCGGCCGTAGAGGCCCTGCCGCACCCAGAACCACTGATCCACCGGTGCCAGCTCCACCACCTCCCCGTTTTCATCCGTCACCTTCTCCAGCCGCGCGTAACCGCGGAAGCTCGCCATCGCCAGCGCCTCGAATGCGGCTGATAGATTTTCAATCCGCTGGTATCCGGCCTTCAGCGCGGCCGCCTGGCGTTCCGCCACAGCTTCTTTCCCGGCCGGGATCTCGGACCGAGTCTTGATGTCCCAGTCCAACTCCTGGATCGCGCTTGTCCTGCGCTCCACCAGTGCGCCGAGCGTCGCGTCCTGCATCTCGATGTAGCGGAATGTCCACTGCAGGTCCGCCATCGCCCCGCGCTCGCCGTCTTCGAGCATCTGCACCGCCCGTGCGATCGTAAGGCTGCGCAACGGATTGTAGCTGTCCCGCCACTGGTTCGCGCTCGCCACATGCAGCCGGTAATTGACCGTGTTCAGCGCACGGTTCATGATCGCCCCCATCCGGGACAAAAATCCCCCCCTGGAGGCCGTTTTCGGGCTTGCCAGCGTCCTCACGCCCGTCCTCCTTCCCGCCGCAGGGCCAGACCCCATTGCATTTCGCGGCAAACCCATTGCAGATTTGTTTTCGGGCGCGTCAGGCGCAATGGTGCCATATCGGCCCACCCCCCCCTAGAAATCGATTCTACGGGCCATTTTTTCCGCACGCTCATTGCACGCTCCTTTCCTTGTTGCGCGTCCGCCTGCCACCGGGCCGGGGAGCGAATACGAATTTGCCGCTTGGATGCACTCCGAGCACCAGATGTTCGGCCAGTCCGGAATAGGCGTCAGCCAGCAGCAAGTGGTTGTCGCATTTGTCCACATAGTCGCCCTTTTCGCCATCCTCCTCCTCGCGGGCGGATCCGGTGATCAGGTGATGATCCAGCGTTTCCAGGATTTTCGGACTGCCGGCCACGCGCCGCGGCAGCAACATCACCGGCTCCTGATAGACGCTGCCATTGTGCTGGCGGAAAATGTTTTCATCCGGCGTGAGAAACTCAGTGATCACCCGGTCGATCGTGTCGAAGCGGCTGCACAGGATTCGTGGGAAAAACCTCGTCACCCCATCCGCGGATTCCTTGCCGATCTCCTGCACGATGCCCGTGCCCGGCTTCCGTGTGAATTCCACCACCGCACAGCGCAGTTTCTCCCACTGCCCCTTCTTCCCATCCCACACCAGCCCGCTGCCGCCAGGGAACTTGATCACCGCATTGTCCGGATCCGCGACCACAGGCCACTTGATGCCGTCCAGGCCATTGAGAAGATAGGTAATCATCCGCGCCTCGTTGACAGCCGGGCGGGCGTCGATGAAGAGTGCTGTGAGACCGATCTTGTGATAGAGTGAGACCGCCCTCCGGACCACATCCGCCAGCGGGATGTCTTCCGCATGGATCAGGCGCTTCTCCACTTCGCTGGTCACCTCGCGGGCCACGAACCAGCAGGAGTTCCCCGTATCCAGCCCGCCGTAGCCGGCTGTGCCGGGACGCAGCGAGAGGCTCGTGTCAAACGGCTCGGCTGCCGCCCGGCTCCGCGTGAGGATTTCGGGTGATAGACCCCGCGTCGTGTTTTTCGGCAGCGCCAGCACCTCGCAGCAGAATGCCACCATCGTCACCGGATCCTTGATCGCCTTCTGCCAGCGCGCCAGCGTCTGCGTGAGATCGTAGGCCGCCATCCCCAGGTGGGAAAAACTGAAACTCCAGTCCCGCATCGGGATGCGCTCCGGCCGCAGATGTTTCTCGATGGGCTTCGTGCGGTCGATCACCACGCCCGTCTCCGGATCCGCCAGATAGTAAGTCTGCCCTGGCACATAAGGATGCCGGCGCTCAAAAGCATCCTCAAAGTCACCGGAGAAAGTAAGTTTCGGATCGCTCGGATGCGGAGTATCGCCAAGCTGTAGCCTGCACACCTGCGGCCAATGCTCTTCCGGGCGGATGGTCTTGCCGTCGCCCACATCGAAAACAAACACGCCCTGGCTGCCATCCTGCCATTCCTTATTCTGCCCGGCGCCGTGCAGGCGCTGCGTGCCGATGGAGATCCGGAACCGCAAATCGGAGGCACCCATCCGGCCTTCCAGGTATTTTGAAAACTTGGACTTGATGTCATCCTTTTCATCCTCGATCGCGATGGACATCGAGAACGTGGTCGGCACCTTGTTGAGTCCCATCACCATCCCTTCCGCAGTGCGCTCGCCATCCTTCACCATGAAGGCCCCCTTGCGGTTCACCATCCGGCCCCGCTTGTCCTTGGCTTTGCCCAGCGTCATCAGCGGCCCCAGGAAATCCACACGCTCGATCACATCCGGCCGCAGCTTCCCGTCCACCACGCCTTCCACCAACTCGCCATCCGGAAGATACAAGCCCACGTTCAAAAACCTCACGCCCGTGCCATAAGCCATCAGATTGCACTCGATGATCGTCTTGCCAATCTGCGCCCCGCCGCAAATCGAGAGCTTCGCGTCCGGCAGCATCTCTCCCGTGTGACTTCCCAACACCAGATCGATCACCCGCACCGCGGAGAGCAGCGCTTCGCGCCCCACCAGCGAATACCGCACATAGTTGCCAGACGCCAGACGCACCGATGCGTATTCCATCAGGAACTCCTCGAAGCTCCCGATCTTCGGCGCGGTGCCCTTGGCCCCTGCATCGATCCGATCATCCAGCTTTGACAGCACGCTGCTCATGCCTTGGCCAGCACCTCCCGAAGTTTTTGATAGAGCGCCATTGCTGGTGCATTGCCCTGGATCTCCGCCGCCAGAGCATCGAGCCCTTTCTCCACGTCCGTCTTGGATGCCGCGGACAGCTTGTCGCGGTTGAAGGCTTCGCGCTTCTCCGCCAGCCCCAGCTTGCGGATCGCCACGTAGCCCTTCACATCCTTGTTGACGGCCACCTCGGCCTTCATCACCCGGTCCGAGAACTTGTCCAGTTCCTCGTCTGAGACCAGCGGATCCTTCGCAAGCTCCATGCGCGCCTGCATCGCGAAGTCCTGCGCATCCTGCCACCGCTTCCAAACTTTGAGCCAGGCATAATAGTCCGAAAGCGTAGATCCGGACATGGTGGTTCCATAGCGCGGAAGAATCTCGGCGCGGATGCGGGCAAACGTGAGCTTCTTTTCTCCCGGCGCCGGGTTGCGGCAGCTCCACAAAAACAGCAGATCCTCCTTGGGAAGGTCCCTCAGTTTCGCGTCGGCTCGGGTATCGTTCGGATCGTCCATTCACCTGATGTTTTCCTGTTGGATTCCTTCGCGGGTGATGAACCATTCCGTCACCTCGGCTTCCTTGTCGTAGCTGCTGCGGATGAATGCCTCGCCATGGTTGTATTCCATGGCGTCCCGGAGCTCCTGGAGGGACACTCCGCCGCCCACCAGCTCGTTCACCATCTCCAGCAGCATGCCTTCGGTCTTGCCGGTGCCTGGCTTGATGTTGAGGGCCTCGCGGATCTTCTTGCGGATGCGGGCGGTGGAAACGGAAGGCGTCATGATTTGTTAGGGTGTGTGGGTTGCACCTTGGTTTGCGGGGATAGCGCCTCGGCCAGCTTGCCGATCTCACCCGCCACGTTGGAGGTTGCCTTGATCGCCGCCAGATCCTCGCGCTGGTGGTTGACTTGCTCCCAGATCGCCTTTCGCCCCTGGTAGTCGCCAGTGCCCATCTCCTTGATGTCCTGGGTCAGCCTCGCGTTCTGGTTTTCGATCTTCTTGGTGAGGGCTGTATTCTGCGCGGCGATCGCCTGCATGGTTTCCTTGAACATGCCTTTGATCTCCGTGTTGTTCACCGCCACCATCCCGGCCAGTTGGTCGAACTCGCGCCGCGTAATAAACTGCTCCTTCAGCTCGATCATGAACGGCTGCGGTCCGATCTGCAGCGCCTCCGCCTTACCCTCCGCCTTGCCTTCCGTCTTGCCGCTGCGTTTGCCGATGATCCCGCCGCCGACCAGCGCCGCGATGATCCCGCCGATGATTGTCCCCACCGTCGCCGGATCGAGACCTATGGTTGTCTGTCCTAACATCATCATCATGATTCCATTCCTCCCTCTTCCTTCGCGTCCCTTTGCGGCCTTTGCGCCTTCGCGGTGAACTCTTCCCCGCGCAGCCGCTCCACCGCCGCCTCCAGGCACACCCCCAGCAGCACGCCCGCCGTATCGTTTTCGTTCGCCCCGCCGCGCCCCAGCGCGCCGATCAGCTCCGCCAGCTCCCGCCCGCTCAGTGAGCGCACCGCCTCCTGGAATCGGATCACGCTCATAGTTGTGCCACCAGGGTTTGCAGTTTCCCCACCGTCGCCCGGATCTCCTCATGGAGCGTGGGCGTCCCGCCCGCATCATCCAATCCGAAATGTTTCCCGGTGCCGGCCGCCAGCGCCCGTGCGCAGCGCGCCAGGTTCGCCGGCTGCTTCAGCCAGGCCTCGCCCGCAACAGTGTGTATAAACTCCACCTCAAACAGGATCGCCCGCATGTGCGTCCTCTTGATCACCGTGAAGTCCCGCTCCTTGTCCACATCGCCGTCGCTCATGTCCATGCGCCGTGCGTTGTTAGGAAACTCAGCCCCGAAGGCCGTGAAAACATCCGTCGCCAGCGCATCGCTCTGCGTCTGGCCGATGCTCGTGAAAACCTCAAACCCCGTCCCCTGTCCCGGGGATCCCGCATTGCAGTGGATGGAGATAAACGCATCCGCCTGCCAGTCATTCGCCTTGGTTGCTCGGTGGCCCAGTTCCACAAAGGTGTCATCGCGCCGGGTGTAATTCACCTCGCACCCGGCCGCCAGCAGCGCGCTGCCCAGCAGCATCGCCAGCGTCAGCGTCACGTCCTTCTCCTTCAGTCCCATCGGCCCCACCGCACCGGAGTCATGACCTCCATGCCCCGCGTCGATCATGATCTTTGGCTTCTTCATTACTGTGGCTTCCTTTCCCGCGGCTGCCTCCGGCGCAGGCACCACAGCGCTAGCTCTGTCGTGATGATCAATCCTGCGTCGGAGGCGTTCATTCGGTTATGTGTATGTGTGTTGAAATGCGGGAAGCTCGTAAAAAATCCGTGTCAATCCGTGGTTCAAATTCTTCCTCTTCTCTTGCCTCTTGCGTCTTCAAGTCTTCGAGTCTTGGAGATCACTTCTCCCGGTAAACCGCCGGCATCTCCCCGTAGCCCGGCCGGTATTCCATCTCCAGCCCGCCCTTGCTGCTATAGCTCAGCGCCCCTTCCTCCAGGATCGCCGTCACCTTCACCGGAAAGTTCGAGCACGACGGCAGGCAACCCATTAGCACTGCCGCCGTGCCCATCAGCAGCAGCAGTTGGGCCGCCCCCCCGGGCCTGCCCTTGCCGCTGTCGTCGTTTTCCTCCCCGGCACCCCGCCGGAAGATTGTTCCCGCCCAGGAAATCAAAAGTCGGAACAAGCCCGCCGCCACCGCTCCCAGGATGATCACCAGCGGCTCGATCATATCTCCCCCCGCCTTGTTCACCGCCGCCACCTGTTCCGGCGCGATCAGGTTCCAGGTGAGCAGCATCGTCCCGATGCCTGCTAGAAATGTCAGTAAATGGCGGACCTGTGTGGAGACGTTCATGGTGTTGCGTTGGATCTGCACGCACCTTGCATCACCCCTGCATTTCCGTCCGCCACACCTCCCAGAGGTCACACACCTTTCTCTGTTATTTCAGTTTTTCGGCATCTCAGCTTTTCAGCATTTACCTCACCTACCCCTCCATCGCCTCGCGGCTGGCCTTGTAGCGCAGCACGCTTTCAGAGTCCAGCCTTAGCGCCGCGTTGGAAGCCTTGCCATCCTTGCGCGTCATCACCCGCGCACCCGGCTTGTATCCTTTCAGCAGGCCCAGCCGGTAGAGATCGCTCACCGTCCATTCGGATACACCCAGCGCCAGGCTCGCCTGTTTCCGGCTCATGTGGGACAGCGGCTTGCGCGCCGTGATCACCACCCGGCCGTCGCCCAGCGCGCTCACCTCGCTCTCCCATACGAAAAGCTGCATCTGCTTCGGCGGGGCGGGGGACTCGGGCGCTCTCATGCCCGCATCCTACCACAACGTCGCGGATTCCTCCGCTTGCCGCGTTATTCCTCTCCCCGCTCGTCATCCAGCTTGTCGAACATTTCCCGCATACCGTCCGCGTCTTTCACCGCCGTCTTCATCGCACTGATGAGGTCGAGCCACTGCTCCAGCGTCATTTCCACGGCGATCTCCACGCCATCCATTTCGTGATGCCCCGGCTCCGGAGCCTCGAACATTCGCAGGTTGAATCGGTCGATCCGGGTTCCCTCCCCACTTTTGTGCTCCACCGTGGGATTGAAGTCCAAACGGATCTTCATGGCTCCTTTGCGGTAGATCTTCCCCGCCACATAGCCTTCGTAAACGTTCCGATCACTCCGCAGGGTTTCGTCTTCACTCATGGCGCTTACTTGCCACGTCTCCCGCGAACATGCTAGCCCAAAAAAGAGCGCAGCCGCGCCGCCGTCCCCTCCGCCTCCCGCAACTGCCGCGCCAGCTTCTCCGCCTCCGCCCGTGCGCTCTTTAGGCTCCCGGACTCCGCTGGCACCACACGCGGTTGCGGTCCGTGGCCAGTTAGGAGGAATTCCATCGAGACGCCAAGAGCCTGAGAGATCCTCAGCAGCTCTTCCGCTTTAGGCGATGCTTTCCCATTGAGGTAGCGGCTAATTGCCC